TAATTACAATAGCAAAAATAAATGAAGCTCTACAAGGACTACTAATTATAGCAACGTTGGTTTATACGATTATTAAGATATATCAATTGATAGAAAAAAAATAAATTATGGTAAGAATATTTGAGTGGTTAGCACAACAATTTAGAACATTTAACAATTGGTTTAAGACCAGTTGGAATAACATCATTAAGAAGTTATTATTTAAGCAAGGACTTTAAAAAACATTATTTAAAAAATAAGTATATTTGTATAAAATAAAACACAATGGCAAGTACAGTATATAACGGAACAAATTTAATTTTAAGTGTAATCGCTGATGGTGGCACTTTAGCAGCTGTAGGACACACTACAAGTTGTACTATTTCTTTAACTAATGATATGGCTGATGCGACTACTAAAGATTCATCAGGTTTTTCAGAAAGCATTGCAGGATTAATTTCAGGTGAAATTTCTTTCGATGGTCTTATGGATTACACAGATTCAAATGGTGGTACTGAATTAGCTGGGTTTTTATTAGGGCGCACCAAGGTAGATTTTTCGTATGGAACTTCCAGTACTGGGGATACAGTATATTCTGGTGAGGGATTCCTTACAGGGCTGGAGATAACTGGCGAGATGGAATCTGCGGTAACATATTCTGGCACGATTCAAATCACAGGAACGATTACAGCTTCAGTTAATTCTTAATAAATGAACAAAAAAAGAGGTTATTATACCCTTAACGTTGGGGGTAAAGAAAGAGTTCTACACTTTTCTATGAATTTTTGGGCAAACTTCACAGAGATATTAAATATATCTTTGGAGGAGATTGCCACTGTATTTGAAAAAGGTGTTTCCCTAAAAGCAATTAGAACTTTAATATATTCTGGACTTTTGGCGTATGACCAAGAAAGTGGAAATGAAATAGATTATAATGAGTACACTGTTGGAAGTTGGTTGGAGGACATTACGCCAGAAGATTTAGAAAAAATAATATCTGCTATGATGGAATCAAAGATTCTTGGTAATGAACTAAACGTTGGTTTATCAAGAAAGGGAGATGACACAAAAAAAAAGTAGATAAACTTACCTGGGAAGATTTAACGGACTTTTATATAGGACAAATTGGTATTAGCCCTGATAATTTTTGGAGTAACACTTGGAAAGAAAATATTCTCTTATCTGAAGCGCACTCTATAAAAACTAATATAGAGTGGGAAAGAACGAGGTTTTTGGCAACAATGATACACAATGTCAATTGCACAAAGAAAACTCAAATGCTAAAGCCAGAGAATTTATTTCCTTTGCCACAAGATAACAGACCAGCTACTCCTAAATCTTCAAAGGAACAATATGAGAAATTTTTAGCTAAAGTTAAAGCTGCTAAAAATAAGGACTAAATTTTTAGTATTTTTGTAGTATGGCAGAAAATCAAAATTTAATAGTAAATATAATTGGAGATTCCTCCAAACTAAATCAAGCACTTGGTAAAGCTGAAGGAAGATTAAAAAGTTTTGGTAAATCATTAAATACTATGGGTAAATCTTTAACTACAAGATTTACTTTACCTATTGTTGCAGCTGGGGGAATTGCAGTAAAACAAGCTGCTAATTTTGAAAGATTAAGAACTACACTAAACACATTAACAGGTTCTGCTGATGCTGGGGCAGCTGCATTTGAAAGATTAGTTAAGTTTAGTGCAAAAACACCATTTCAATTAGATGAACTTGTAAAAGTTAACAACACCCTTATGGGATTTGGATTAAATGCAGATGAGGCATTTCAAAGTTTATCTATGCTTGGAGATATTGCTGGAATTGTTGGTGGTGATTTACAAAGTATAGGAATTGCATTTGGACAAGCCGCTGCCGAGGGTAGAGTTATGACACGAGACCTGCGACAATTTATAAATAATGGTGTTCCTATTCTTGATATTCTTGCTGAATCAATGGGTGTTGCAAGGGGAGAAATAATGGATATGGCATCAGAGGGTAAAATTACTTTTGATGTTTTAAATAGAGCTTTTATTGATTCTACAAGTGAAGGTGGTAAATTTGAAGGGGGAATGAATACATTAAGTAAAACTCTTAATGGTTTATTTTCTACATTAAAAGATAATGTAAACATAGCACTTGCTGAACTTGGACAAGAAATTGCTGAAGTTTTAAATTTACAAGAAGGAATTCCTGCTTTATCAAAAAAAATAGGAGAACTTGTACAAAATTTTAAAAATTTAGATACTCAAACTAAACAAATAATTTTAAAAATAACTTCTTTATCTGCTGCATTAGGTCCACTTGCAATATTTCTTGGAGCTATTATAACTGGTTTTGAAAAAATTGGTGGATTCTTTCAAAAAATGATTAAGTTTCTTGCTGGTAGAGGTGGTTTAGTAGCATTAGTTCTTGGATTAGGAGTAGCATTTAAGAAAATGTTTGATGCGGCACAAACTATGTCAACTTCACAAATGGGAAGATATGGGGAAATGCTTTATGGTCCTAAAGTACAAGATGATATTAAAAAAACTACAGATAACTTAAAAAATTTACAAACTACTTTAAATGGTTTAAGTGCAGCTCCACTACAAGTTCAAGGTCCATTGTTACCTGGTCAACAAAGAGATTTTTCAAGTATTTTATTTCCTAATATTGGGAAAGATTCAGGTGTGATTAATGAGGTGGGAAGAAACGCTGTTTCTGTTTTAAGTTCAATTACAACTCAAGGTCTTATGCCGATGGCAGATGCAGCAATAACAGCAGGAGAAACACTTAAAAACAGCATAAATCCAACAATAAATTTATTTAAAAATTTTGGTGAACAAATTTTACCTCAAATTGGTGTTGCTCTTGCAGATAGTTTTGCTGCAATTGCTGATGGAGAAAATCCTTTAAAAAGATTGCTTACAGTTATTAAAGCATTAATAGCAAGATTATTGGCAGCTGCAGCAGCAGCGGCTATTTTAGCTTTTTTATTACCAGGAGGTAAATTAAGTAAACTTGAAAAAGGTGTTAAATTCGCAAGTACATTTAAAAGTTTAATAGGTATGGCAAATGGTGGTATTGCATTTGGTCAAACACCAGTTATGGTTGGAGATTATAGTGGAGTGAGAAGCAATCCAGAAGTTATAGCACCTTTAAATAAATTAAAAGCAATGATTGGTGGTGGCTCACAAAACCTTTCAGGTGAATTTGTTTTAAGAGGTCAAGATTTAGTTGTAGCACTTCAAAGAGCAGAAAAAAGTAGAAACAGAATTTTATAATGGCAACATACGGGGTAAAATATGAACTGAAGTTTTCAGACAATCGAGGTCATAAAAGAACTTTAGAAATATTAAAAAAAGATTACGAAGGTGATATTTTGCCTATTGTTGGAACTGGAAGTCCAGCTATTATAAGATACGAAAATCAAGATGACTTTTACAATCCAATTATTGGTTCTTCTTGTGAAATAAATATTAAAGTAACAGACAGCATAACTTATGATGAGTTTTCAGGTTTTAATGAAAGAGAATATAAGGTTAGAATATTAGCAGGTCAAGAAGATGATACTATAACACTTGATTCACCTTTGTGGGAAGTTGCTAATACTAATTGGGAAGACACAGAAACTCTATGGGCAAAAGGACAAATATTTGAAGTTTATTGGGAAGGTTTTTTAATATTTGATAATTATATTGAGCAATTTGTGTCAAGTCCTTATGACTTAAAATTAATTGCAATTGATAATTTAGGAACTCTTGATTCATATAATTGCCCTTATGGTGGAATACAAACTGATGCTAATGGTAATATAAAAACTGCATCAGGAGAGCAAAATAATTATGATACTGCATTTTATTATATAAAAGAAATATTAAAACTTACAGGTTTAGATTTTGATATATATATTCAAAATAATATAAGAGGTAAAATATTTAACACAGTTATTAGACAATCTTTAACATTATTTCACGATATAAATATTCACGAATTTGGTTTGACTCAAGATTTTGTTAGGAGAGATGCAAAAGAAGTTTTAAAAGAAATTTTAATCAATACTAATTCAAGAATATTTCAATCAAATGCTTCTTGGTATATTATTTCAAATCACAATTATTATGATAGGAGAGTGATTTATGACCCTAATGTTTTATTAGATGAACTTGAAGGTACTGTTTCTGAACAACCTACATCAGTTCCATCGGTTGCTACAAATTTACCTACAAGCGTAACAAGTTCAAGTGCAACTTTAAATGGTCAAATTCTTGATGATAGAGGAATTAATATAATAAACAGAGGTTTTTATTTTGGTACAAGCACTATATATAATCAGAATGTTAAATATTTTTCAACTGATACGACAGATGCATTTACTTTAAATAGAACTGGTTTATCTGAAAACCAAATATATTATGTAACAGCTTTTGCTAATAATAATATTAACGAGGAGGGGATTGGTGCTACAAGGTCTTTTATTGCTCAAACAACAACTACAAGTGTAACTCCTGGAGCAGAATCTCCAGTAGTTGAAACATTAACACCTTTAGCAACACAAGTGTTTGATGATAGAATGACTTTAAGGGGACAAGTTACTGATATAGGAGATTCAAATGTTACTGAATATGGGTTTTATTTTGGTACTGATGCTTTTAATTATGAAAACAATACTAAATACGCAGTGACAACTTCTGCTAATGAAAGCGCTCCTTTTACTTTCACACTTGATACTTCTTCAATTCCGATTACTTTAACTGCTGGACAAGCTTATTATATTAATGCTTATGCAGTAAATACTGCTGGTACAAAAGTGGGGAATATGAAGATTCAAGAAACTTATAATGTTTGGAATTTATATAACATAGAAACAAATGCTATTAAACAAGCAATTTATGATGATACATATACTTCTGGCGATGGAGTTAGATTGTCAGATTCA